AAAAGAGGAAATCATATTATAGAGTTTATAGAAAATTACTGTAGACACTCCAAAGGTAAAATGGGTGGTAAACCAGTTATCTTAGAATTGTGGGAAAAAGCTATGTTAGCTACTATTTTTGGATTCGTCAATATAGAAGGAATTAGGAAATATCAATTTGCAGAGTTAATTATTGCAAAGAAAAATGGTAAATCATTATTATCTTCATGTGTTGGTTTATATTTACAAGTTGGAGATGGAGAAGCAGGTCCAGAGGTTTATAGTGTAGCTACTAAGAAAGACCAAGCTAAAATAATTTGGGCAGAATCTAAGAGGATGGTAAAGAAGTCACCAGCTTTAAAGAAAAGAATTAGAGCACTAGTAGCTGAAATGGATAGTGACTTTAATGATGGTGTGTTTAAACCTTTAGCGAGTGATAGTGATAGTTTAGATGGCCTTAATGTTCATGGAGCATTAATGGATGAAATACATCAATGGAAAAATGGCAAAGCTTTATATGACATAATTGCAGATGGTGTTACAGCAAGAGAGCAGCCTTTAATTTTTGTTACTACTACAGCTGGAACTATAAGAGAAGATATATACGATATAAAGTATGATGAAGCCGAAATGCTTATTAATGGTTATGATGATGAAGAAGGTTATAAGGATGAAAGAAGCATTTTCTTTATTTATGAATTAGATAATAGAAAAGAATGGATAGATGAAGCTAGCTGGCAAAAAGCTAATCCAGGCCTAGGAACTATTAAAAATGCTAGAACATTAAAAGAAAAAGTAGAAAAAGCTAAGAAGAATCCATTGCTAGTAAAAAACTTATTATGTAAGGAATTTAACATAAGAGAAACATCTAGTGAAGCTTGGTTGAATTTTGAACAGGTTAATAATACAGATACCTTTGATATAGAGAAATTAAAACCTAGATATGGAATAGGCGGAGCAGACTTATCTAGTACTACGGATTTAACATGTGGAACGATAATATTTAAAGTTCCGAATGATGAACATATTTATGTTAAACAGATGTACTTTTTACCAGAGGACCTATTAGAAAAAAGAGTAGAAGAAGACAAAATCCCATATGACATATGGAGAGATAACGGATTATTAAGAACTACACCAGGCAATAGAGTTCATCATAAACACGTTACAGAATGGTTCTTAGAAATACAGAATGAATATGATATTTATATTTATTCTGGCGGTTATGATGCATGGAGTGCTACTTACTGGGTTGAAGAAATGGAGAATACATTCGGGAAAGGTACTTGGGAAGCGGTGCATCAAGGTAAGAAAACTTTATCTGGACCAATGAAATCATTAGGAGCAGATTTAGAAAAGAAAATAATTAACTATAATAATAATCCAATTTTAAAATGGTGCTTAACTAATACGGCGGTGGATATAGATAAAAATGATAATATACAACCTATAAAAACAAGTAATCAGCGTAGGAGAATAGATGGACTTGCTTCTTTACTAGATGCCTATGTTCAACTAGAAAGAGTTTACGAGGGATATATGTCAGTAATATAAGGAAGGAGGTGAAAGAGTGGGATTTTTCAAAAACTTATTAAATAGGAGTATTTCAAGAACTAGATTTGAAATGATAGAGGATAGAGGTAATGGCTTTTATGCCTGGAATGGTTCTATATATAAAAGTGATGTAGTGAGAGCTTGTATAAGGCCTAAAGTAAAAGCTATAGGAAAGTTAATACCGCAACATATTAGAAATAATACAGTAGAGGGATTTAAAGTTAACCCAGAGCCGTATATTAGATTTCTGTATGAAGAACCTAATCCTTATATGTCAGGGCAAGTTTTTAGAGAAAAAATGGCAACTCAATTAGCACTTAATAATAATGCTTTTGCTTTATTAGTAAGAGATGAAAATGGTTATCCTATGGAAATGTATAATATTCCATGCGTAGGAGTTGAAGCAATTTATAATCAACAAGGAGAATTGTTTTTAAAATTTACTAATAAAAATGGGAAAATAGTAACTTATCCTTATACTGATATTATTCATTTAAGACAAGATATAAATGAGAATGATTTATTTGGGGATAGTCCAAGGGAAGCGTTATTGCCTTTGATGGAAATAGTATCTACAACTGACCAAGGAATAGTTAAGGCAATAAAAAACAGTGCAGTTATTAGATGGTTATTAAGGTTTAGGTCCAATATGAGACCAGAAGATGTAACTCAAAAAACTAATGAGTTTGTAAATAACTTTTTAGATGTAAATAACAGTGTTGGTGCTGCAGGTGTAGATACTTCTACAGAAGCAGAGCAAATAAAACCTAATGACTATGTACCTAACGCAGCGCAAATAGATAGAACAATTACAAGAATTTATAACTTCTTTAATACCAATGAAAAGATAGTTCAATCTAAATATAATGAAGATGAATGGAATGCTTATTATGAAAGTGAAATAGAACCTTTAGCAATGCAATGGAGCAATGAGGACACTAGAAAGTTATTCACTAGGAGAGAAAGGGGATTTGGAAATAAAATAATTTATTCAGCTAATAATCTTCAATATGCTTCTATGTCAACTAAGTTAGGATTACAAGCTATGGTAGACAGAGGTGCCTTAACTCCTAATGAATGGAGAGAAGTATTAAACCTTCCACCAGTTCAAGATGGAGATAAGCCTTTAAGAAGATTAGATACTATTGCTATAGGGAAGGGAGGTGAAGAATAATGATATATATTGATGTAAAAGGTGAAATTGTGCCGAGTGGGAATGAATGGCTATATGATTGGTATGGTATTCAGGCTACATCACCTAAAAAAGTAATAAGTGCATTAAGAAATGCTAATGGACAACCAGTAACTATTAAAATTAATAGTGGTGGTGGAGATGTATTTGCAGGATGTGAAATCTATAATGAATTAAAAAGTTATAATGGAGAAGTAACGATAGAAATACATGGGTTATGCGCAAGCATAGCAAGTGTTATTGCTATGTCAGGTAAATGTAAAATGTCTCCTTTAGCTGAAATAATGATACACAATGTATCTACTTCAACAAGTGGAGATTATAGAGATATGGAGCATAGTGTGGAGGTGTTGAAGAAAGCTAATAAAACAGTAGCTAATGCTTATATATTAAAAACTGGAATGACAGAAGAAGAAGCCTATAATCTAATGGATAAAGAAACATGGTTAACTGCTGATGAAGCTTTGGAGTTAGGATTAATAGATGAAATAATGTATTCTGATGAAAAAGTAGATAAAAATTTACTTAATTCATTAAAAAATAATGCTATTACTTTTTGCAATAGTATAGGGAAATTAGATAATAAAGTATTAGAAAAGTTTAAAAATTATAATCCAGGAACTAATCATCCTATTCAAAAGAATAAGGGTGATTTTTTTATGCAAGAAAAAATAAAAGCTCAATTAGAGTTAATAAAATTAAAAGGAAGTGTTAAATAATGAATAAAGAAAAATATTTAGAATTAAGAAATGGACTTTACACAGAAGCAGAAAGTTTAATTAATGAAGGTAAATTAGAAGAAGGAAAAGCTAAAATGCAAGAGATTACAGACTTAGACAATAAGTTTGAGAATGAAGCAACCCAGTTAGCTAACTTAGCAGCATTAAAGGATAATGCTAAAATTAGCAATATTGCACCTATTAGTAAAGATAATAAAATAGGAGAAATAGTTGGAGAAGATTTTTCAAATACAACTGAGTATAGAAAAGCATTTATGAACTATGTAACAAAGGGAACAGCAATACCTGGAGAATTTAAAAATGCAAATGCAAATACTAAGAGTACTGATGTAGGAGAAATGATACCTGAAACAGTATTATCAAGAATAATTGAAAAGATAGAAGCTACAGGAATGATACTTCCTTTAGTTACTAGAACGGCATATAAGGGTGGTTTAACTATTCCTACTTCTACAGTAAAACCAGTTGCAACTTGGGTAGCAGAAGGTAATGGAAGTGATAAGCAAAAGAAAACTACTGGATCTATAACATTTGCATATCATAAATTAAGATGTGCAATTTCTAATTCTTTAGAAGTAGATGTAATGGCTTTACCTATATTTGAAACTACTTTTATTAACAATGTAGTTGAAGCTATGACTAAGGCTTTAGAACAATCAATTATAAATGGTGATGGTTCTGGAAAACCTAAAGGGATATTAACAGAAACAGTTGCAGATGGACAAAATATTGATATTGCTAAAGCAGGAAAATTAGATTATAAGACTTTAGTTAGTGCAGAAGCTGCATTACCATTAGCTTATGAAAATGGAGCGGTATGGTTTATGACTAAAAAGACTTTCATGGAGTTTATAGGAATGACTGATACTAATGGACAACCTATTGCTAGAGTTAATTACGGAATAAACGGAAGTGCTGATAGAACTCTATTAGGAAGAAGAGTAATATTAAATGATTATATGTCATCTTACGATCCAACTGGTGCTGCTGAACATATTTTTGCTTTCTTATTTAATCCATCTGACTATGTTTTAAATACTAACTTAAATATAACTATTAAGAGATACGAAGATAACGATACAGATGATATGATTACTAAGGCTCTTATGTTAGTAGATGGTAAAGTAGTAGATAAGAACTCATTAGTCACATTAACTAAGAAGAATGCATAAGGTTACGTTTTAACGTAGCCTTTTCCTTTTTAGGGAGGGATTTAAATGCTAGAGAAAGTAAAATTATCATTAAGAATTAAGAATAATAAATTAGATGTTGAAATAACAGATTTAATAGAAGCAGCTAAAATTGATTTAAGCATTAGTGGAGTAAAAAATATAAAAGAAGAGGACCCGATAATAAATAGGGCAATAATCATATACTGTAAAGCTAACTTTGGATTAGATAATAAAGAAAGTGAAAAATATCAGAAATCTTATGATCTATTAAAACAATCATTAAAATTGTGTGGTGATTATAATGTGGAGTGATACTTTAGAACTAGGAAAGCTTAAGGTAATAGTTAACGATAATGGTGTCGAAGAAGAAACATTAATAAAAAGGGAAGTCTTTTGCAATGAAAAATCTGTAACTACTAATGAATATTATCAATCTAGTCAAAATGGCAATGAAATAAAAGTAGTATTTGAAGTTAAACAAATAGACTATGAAAAAGAGCAATACGTAATTTATGAGGATGAAACTTATAAGGTTGTAAGAACTTATAAGATTAATTCAGAAGATATAGAATTACATTGCGCTTTGAAAGAAGGTTTGGTATGAGTGTAGGTTTAGATTTTTCAGATATAAATAAACTTCAAAAAAGACTAGATGAAATAAGGAGAAAAGGAACAACCTTAGAAAATAAAGCTTTAGTAGCTGGTGCAAAAGTAATAAATGATGAAATTTTGAACAATGCCCCAAGGGCAACAGGTTTTTCAAGCAAGTATTTAAAACTTCATCCAGTCAGAAAAGTAAAAGGAATAAAAGTAGTTAAGATAGGTATAGGAAGAGAAGATAATTCATGGGCTTTCTATTTAAAATTTCATGAATATGGTACATCAAAGATGGTAGCAAGACCATTTATGAGACCAGCTTTTGAAAGGAAAAGGAAAGAAGCTTTTGAAAAGACACATGAAGTAATAAGAAAGGGTTTAGGACTATGAATATTAATAAATTAGTTATAGATACATTAAAACCTTTAGGATTAGATGTTAGATATAGGTTGTATTCGGGTAATGAACCTACGTATATTACTTTCTTTGAGCTAAGTAATACTAATGAAGATTATAGTGAAGACAAAAATGAGACAGAGGTACATAGTCTACAAATAGATCTATGGAGTAAGGCTGATGTAACTCAATTAAAAAAAGATATTAAACAAGCACTTGGAGAAGTATTTTATGATGTTACTTTTAATGATTTATACGAATCAGATACTAAAGTATTTCATATTGCATTCAGGTGCTATTTTTATGAAGAAAAGGAGTGATTTAATTGGCAAGAATTAAAGGAGCTAAGAATTTCCATTTAGCTGATGTAACAGCTAATGAAATAGGCGGATATGAGGTAGGAACACCCGCTAAATGTGAGAGGCTTATATCAATAGAAGTAGAGACTAAGGCAGAATCAGAAGATGCTTATTCTGATGATGAAGTAGAAGAAACTGTATATGGAACTGTAGAGAAAACCGGGAAAGTAACATTGAATTACCTTACACCAGAAACAAAACTATTAATGTTTGGGGGAGAAATAGATAAAGATGGAGTATATTTCCCACCTGGAGAAGTTGAAGTTAAACATAACGCTTTAGGATTTCAAATGCCTACTACTGGTGGGAAGAATAAGTATGCTTGGTACTATGATGTAGTTTTTGAGTATCCTTCAGAAAAGGCTGAAACAGCTGAAGGAAAACCGAAATTACAACAAGTAGAAATTAATTTTAAATGCTATAAAAATAGAGAACTTAAAACACATGTAGCAGAATTGGACATGAATGGTAAGACTGCAAATGTAGAAAAGGAAAAAACATGGTTTACTACAGTACCAACTACAAAAGCTGCTACAGTTACAGGACAAGCATAGGCTAGGTTTTATCCTAGTCTTGTATTTTTTAATGAGGTGAAGAAATGAAGAATATTGAAATTAAACTTGAAATAGATGGAGAAGTTAAAACTTTTACTTGTACTAAAGTGAAAGGGATTTTATTAAGAAAGACAGCAGCAATAAAGAAATCTTTTGACAAAATGTCTAGTGATTTTAATGAAGATTCATTAAACGAACTAGTTGATTATGTTGTAGAAGTATTTGGAGGCCAATTTACTAGGGATGAATATTATGATGGAGTTCAGTTAGAGGATATAGTTTTCAATATAAATGATGTAGCAAATCAAATAATGGAAATGGCAAGTGCAAAAATAAAAAACTAATAGAGGGTGAAGAAGATTCGCCCTCAGTTGAAGATGATAGAAGCAAACTAGATGAGTTTTATAGCAATTATGAACAAATGTTACTTGGAGTTTATTCAGAAGCTTTAAAAGGTGGACAGAGTTTAAATAACTTAGATGAAATGGATTTTTTATATTTCTTGGATATTTTAATTTATAACAAGTATTCTAATAAAAACTCAAACGCTGATGAAGTATATGGAGATACTATATCACTTTAGGAAGGGGGGATATTATGGCTGTAGATGAATTAGTAATTAAATGGTCCATGGATAATAAGGGATTTAATGATGGACTTAGTAGTATGAATAGATCTATGGGAGTTCTCAAAAGTGAATTTGGAGCAACTTCAACTAAGCTGAAACAATTTGGGAGTGAAACAGACCAATTAAAAAATAAGCAAGACTACTTAACTAAAGCTATGGAGATTCAAAAATCCAAGGTAGATACTTTAAAAAGTGCATATGATAAGCAAGTACAAGCTACAGGAAGTAATTCTAAAGAAGCTGAAAATCTTGCAATAAAAATAAATAATCAAGTTAATTATTATAATAAACTCGAAGCAGAATTAAAACAAACTACAACTGAATTAGAAAAGCAAACTAGTGCATGGGGAAAGATTTCTAAGAGCTTAGAAGCTACAGGTACTAAACTAAAAGATTTTGGTAGTAAACTTTCTAGTATAGGTAATGGATTAACTTTAGGGATTACTGTTCCGTTTGTAGCAGCCGGAACAGCAGCGTTTAATTCTGCTAGTGATATGCAAGAAAGTATTAATAAAGTCGAAGTAGCTTGCAAAGATGGAGCACAAGCAGTAATTAATTTTAGTGAAACAACATTAAAACAATTTGGTATTGCTAAAGGAACATCTTTAGATATGATGGCAACATTCTCTGATATGGGTACAGGAATGGGGCTTGAAAGTGAACAAGCTAACAATATGAGTATGGCATTAGTAGGACTAGCAGGAGATTTATCTTCCTTTAAAAATATTAGAGTTGATGTAGCAAAGACAGCTTTGAATAGTATATATACAGGTGAGACTGAAAGTTTAAAGCAACTAGGTATTGTAATGACACAAGCTAATTTAAATGAATTCGCTATGCAACAAGGTATCAATAAAACAGTACAAGAAATGACACAAGCAGAGCAAGTGCAATTAAGATATGCTTATGTCATGGATAAGACTAAAAATGCACAAGGAGACTTCGCTAATACAAGTGATGGAGCAGCTAACCAACAACGTATATTTACAGAAAGTCTAAAGGAGTTGTCAGCAACTCTTGGTGAAAACTTATTACCTATAATAACTCCTTTTATAAACAAGTTAAATGAAACTGTACAATGGTTTGGTAGTTTAGACAAAGGAACTCAACAAAATATAATAAAATTTGGTGCATTTGCAGCAGCAGTAGGTCCAGTGATAAAAATAGTAGGTGGATTAAGTTCTAGTTTAGGAAGTACTATGGATTTTGCTAGTAAAGCTGGAGACATGTTTACTAAATTTAAAAACTCTACAATGGCAGCAACTATAGCTACACAAGCACAGACGATAGCACAAGGTGCATTAAACTTTGTTATGAACTTGAACCCAATAACTATAGTTATAATGGCTCTAGTAGCTTTAGGAGCAGTATTTGTAACATTATATAATAAGTGTGAATGGTTTAGAGTAGGAGTAGATAAGGTTTGGCTAGCTATAACTCAAGTATTCCAAAAGTTTGATAATTTCTTAACTGATATTTTCACTATAGATTGGACAAATAGTTTTGGAGCATTCGGGAATGTTCTTAATGCTTTTTTTCAGAACGCAAGCAATATATGGGATAGTATAAAGCAAATATTTAGCGGGATAATTGATTTTGTAGCAGGTGTATTTACAGGAGATTGGTCTAGAGCTTGGGAAGGTGTAAAGAATATATTCGGAGGAATTATGAGTGGATTAGGAGCAGTAATTAAAGCACCTTTAAATGCTGTAATAGGACTTATAAACATGGCCATAGATGGATTGAATAGTATTAGCTTTACAGCTCCAGATTGGGTACCATTTGTAGGTGGAAAGCATTTTGGAGTTAGTTTGCCTAAGATTAATTATCTTTATGAAGGTGGTATTATAAATAGCCCTACTTTTATTAACCCTAATACAGTTGTAGGTGATAGTTATAAAGGGATAGGTAAGCAAGCAGAAGCGGTTGTTCCTTTAGCGAAGATGTACTCTAATATAAGAAATATTGTAAGAGAGGAAAGTGGGGCACAACCTATACAAGTAAAAGTTATAGTAACTAATAATATGGATAACAAAGCTATAGGCAAAGCTGTAACTACAGAAGTAAAGAAAGAAATAACAAGAGAAACTAATAATTATAGAAAAGGGAAAGGAGGTCTAGCATTTGGCTAAATATTTTATAGTTTATAATGATAAAAAAAATTTAGATGTAAATTTATTAGTAGCAACTAGACCTTCTAAACCTTCTCCTGAAATGGAATATGAAGAAGTGAAAGTACCAGGAGGTAAAACTTTATATATAGAAAAAGGATATAAAGATATAGAAATACCTGTATCTTTTAATTTTATGTCTAAAACTACTTGGGATAAAGAGTTTAGGAATATGAAAAATTGGTTATTAAGAAAAATTAATAATAAATTAAAGTTTAGTGATGATCTTGAAGTCTTTTATAAAGTTAATAAAGTAACTTTAGATACACCTGAAAGAGTAATGAAAAAGCTTGGAAAGTTTACAGCTACGTTTACTTGTGAACCTTATACTTATATAGATGAACCAGAAAGGGAGTTAGGTCCACAATTATATAATAATTATTTGCCTTCTAGACCTGTTTATAGAATAGTAGGAGAAGGATATTTAACATTAACAATAAATAATAAAGTTATTAAAGCTAATGTAGGGCAAGAATTAATAATAGACACAGATAAAGGCTTATGCTATAGAAATGGAATAGTTAATAATGTAGCATTAGATGGCAAATATGAGGATTTATATTTACAAGAAGGAGAAAATACATTTAGTTGGACTAGTGGATTTAAAATCTATATTTTACCTAATTGGAGGTGCTTATAATGATAGAGATATATTTAAAAAGCAATACCAATTATGATAAAAATGGAGATATAACATTAGATCCTACATCTTGCACCTATAACGATATTGAAAAAGAATTAACATTAGAGCACTTTCAAGATGAAGAAGGTAGATGGAAGTATATTGACTTTGAAAATGTAATTGCAGTTGAGAGAAATGAAAAGAAAATATTCTATAGAATATATAATGTAGTTAGGTCCTTGTATAGTGTAACAGCTTATGCAAGGCCTTTATTTTATGATTTAATAGATAAAGTGTTAATTGACGTAAGACCAACTTTAAAGAGTGGACAAGAAGCTTTAAATATAATTCTGGCAGATACACCATTTACAGGGCATAGTAATTTAACAACTTTAAGTACATCCTATTATATAAGAAAAAATATAGTTGAAGCTTTAATAGGAGATATAGAAAATTCTTTTATTAATAGATGGGGTGGAGAGTTTTACTGTGAAAATTTTGATATCTATATAAATGATAAGATAGGTAGCGACAACGGGGTTAGAGTTGAATTTGGATATAATCTTAATGAAATAGAAGAAGATATAAATATAGAGAATGTAGTTACTAGAATAATTCCAGTAGGTTTTGATGGGATTATGTTAGAAGGGAATACTCCTTGGGTGGACAGCCCTTTAATAAATAAATATACCCATATTAAAATGAGAGTTGTAGAATTTTCTGATGTTAAAGTCAAAGAGAGTTCTGAAGATGAAGAAGGATTTAATACAATAGAAGAAGCTAGAGCAGAACTGGTTAAAAGATGCAATAAGTTATATGAAGGCGGCATAGATAAGCCTTTAGTAAATTACAAAATTGATATGATTAATATAGCTAATACTACTGCCTATGAAGGTTTAGAAATGCTCGTAAATGTAAGTAAAGGGGATACGGTAACTTGTTATATTCCTCATTTAGACATAGATGTTAAGGCTAGAGTTATCGATTTTGAAAGGGATGAAATAACAGGGGAATATATTTCTATAGAGTTAGGAAATGCAGTAAATGACTTCTTCAACCAACAAGCTGATATACAAGCAACTATAAATAAGATAACTAATAGTAATGGAACAGTTAATGCAAGTGAAATTCAAGGGGTAATAAATGCTATTCAAACTCAATTTAAAGCGTTAAGAGATATTGCTCAACCCCAAGATGTTCGAGCAATTTTATTTGAAGATAGAGTAGAAGGTTCACCAACATTCGGATGTATGGTTTTAGGTACAATGGGATTTGAAATAGCAAGTTCATTTAAGCCGGGTACTAGTGAATGGGATTTTAGGACATTTGGAACTGGTCAAGGGTTCATGGCAGATTGTATTATTGCAGGAATCTTAATGAGTAGAAATGGTGTTAGTTGGTTAAATCTTGATAATGGAACTTTTGATTTTGCAAACGGAAATTTAGCATTTGATGGAACTAACTTACAAATGATAGGTAAGATTATAAATGTCTTAAATGGCTATGGTGTTGAATTAGACCGAGGTGGTATTGCTTTTGCAACAAATGGTGAAACTGTAGGAGGTATAAGAAGTTCTAGATTTGATGATGATACTCGAATTAATGGAATGAGTATAGTTAATACCAAAGATGGAGACTTTATGGATTTAGGTTTTACTGAATCAGAGGATTTTACTGGAAATGTATCATTCTCTCCAATTATAAGAATAGCTAAAATAGTAAATAAATTGATGCGCAACTTCAAAGGGATTCAACTTTTAGATAATGTTTTAGTAAAAAATGCGAAAACACTTTATTTTGAGACAGATGATTCAACAGTTAAGCACGAAATATACAATACAGTTACTAACCACTTAGCCATTATAGGAGATAATGGGGTAATGCTTGGGTATAATGTTGCTGGGACTAGAATTAATGCTATAGTTATAGATGAAACACCAAATGCCCAAGGAAACCAAGTATTTATTCAAAAGCCTGTAAGTATGGAGAATAACACTATAAAATATGCTTCAGATATCTTTACTGGCAATACTAGTTACAGATATCTTCATGAGGGATGGTCGGGTTCTATAGAGAAACAAGCGAAGAGAATAAGCAACCTAAATGTAACTTATAGTAGTGGGTGGTATGCTTTTGGTAGCGGGGCGAATGGAGCACCTTGTAATTATGGTACGTTGCTACACATTAGATGGGGAAGTGGAGACCCTACAGATTGTGCTCAATTGGTTATCGAAATAGGAACCGGAAGATTATTTACTAGAACTACGACAGACAATGGAGCTTATTGGTCCGGATGGACTGAGAAATAAAGGTAGGTGAGTAAATGCAAAAAATATTTATTAATAAAGAAACTAATATGGTAGAGCAAATTTTAAAAGTAGAAACTTGTGAAGAATTGCCAGATGATTACTTTAATAATTGTTATGCTGTTATTGACGAGGATGAAATTATAAATGGATATAATGTTAGATATAATACAGATAGTCAAGAGTTTGAAATTGTAGCTGGATTAAAGCCAAAGGATGAAGTTAAAATAGTAGAAAAAAATGAAGATATAAAACAGCTTAAAGAAGAAAATGAAGAACTAAAAGCTAGAATAGAAAAACTAGAGAGTTTGGTTAACCAAGCTGTATCAAATGTGAGGTGATATAATGGCCAGTAAAATAGAAGTTAATTTAGATACTTCTAAAGAGTTGTATGGAATGTTTAAATGTAAACAAAATGATGATCTATTGCTTATAGCTAATATATACGAAAATGGAGCATCTAAAGATTTAACTAATTGTTCTATAGTTGTACAAGCTAAGAAAGCAGATAATACTTATGTTATACAGAATACAGATATAACTAAAGATAAGAATAAGTTTATAGCTGAATTAGCAAGAGATTTCACAAGAGTTCCAGGAGAAACAAAAATAGAAATTGTATTAACCGAGAGTAGTAAGCAAAATACTACTTTTTCTTTTTGCTTAGAAGTTATAGGGAGTGTAATTAAAGGAGCAGAAGAAAGCAAGGATCTAATAACATCTTTAGAAGTAATGCAAGATGCTGTAGTAGAAATGGGAAAAATTAGCGAGGAAACTAAAGAATTAATTAAAAATAGTGGTGCTGCTAGTAAAGAAGAAATGAATAAAGTTAATGCGTCTTTGGCAGAAAAGCAGAATAAAACTGATAATACATTATTAACTACAGTTAAAAATGTAGTTGGTGCAATAAATGAAATATACAATGGTATAAAAACTGAAATAATAAGTAGAAGATTAAGAGGTCAAAATTCACCAGATAGTCCAGCAGGTACATTTGATAGCGCGAATTTCGCTGGTCAAGGGAAAACAACTGGGATTCCTATAGGTAACGTTTTTCACCATTATACAGATGGTAAGCTGATGCAATTAGATAATGTTGGTAGTGGAGTTGCTCTTACCATAGTTAATGCTAATAATCCAACTAGAAGACCAGATAAACCATCTGATTATTTTGGGTGTGGTTATTTTATGCAATTATATACTAACAATCCTTCTAGTGGTATATATGATCATTTAACTATAGATGAGAAAGGAATGCTTTTTTGGAGTGGATATACACCTGCAGGCGTGAAAACAAACTCAACAACCTTCACTACAGGAAAAGATTATGGATATACACCAGCTTTTATTTTCAAATGTACAAAAGAACATGAAGTTCTTATGCAATTAATAAATACAAGTTATCCAGTTATGAATTTTAATTGGAACAAAAGTGTTAATTGTGCTGAAATTAATATACCATCTGAAATAGACGGACTAAACATAAAAACAAACAAGGGTGATATTAGAATGCAAATCCCAAGTGGTAAAGCATTAAGAGTTGATGGGTCAATATATGCTAAAAATTTAGATGGAATTTCAAAAGATGTATTAACAAGAGAAGTTGGGAATACATCACAACGTCCAACCTCATTAACTGGCAAAAGAGGTATGCCGTATTTTGATGTAACATTAAATAAACCAATATGGGTAGATCAAAGTGAATCAAAATGGATAGAAACTATAGGGAACTTTGTGAGTGTACCTCCATCTAAAACATCAAGTGGAAACAAGGGTGATTTTTCAGCAGATGAGAATTATTTTTATGTATGTATTGGGATAAACTCTTGGATAAGAATTGCTAAAGATAGTAGTTGGTGATATCAAATATTTATGATAGTATATTAAATGGGTTTAATATACTTAATCAAGGAGGAATAATGTTGAAAGCACGATATAGTTATATGGATATAGCTAAAGGAGTAGGTATAATATTAGTTATATTAGGACATACAAATACATCATTATATCTTAATGATTTTATCTATAGTTTTCACATGCCATTATTTTTTATAATTTCTGGGTATTTATATTCAAGGAAAGAAATAAAATATAAAGAATTTATATGGCATAAATTCAAATCATTATTAATTCCATATATAATATTTTTTATAATTTCAGCACCTATTACGTTAATAAAAAATAACTTTAGCTTAAGTCATTTAATTAAATCATTACTATTTTATGGTGAAACTTCATGGAATACACCTATATGGTTTTTAATAGTTTTATTTTCAGTATATATAATTTATTTC